AGCAATTGGATTAATAATTGACAAATATCCGGGTAAAGAATCAATCCTTAGAAGCAATACTTCGGGCGGATCAGGGGCTTCTAGTGGAACGGGAGACAATACGGGGACAAATCAAATCGAACAATTAAGAAAGGATTGGGCCGAAGCATTGCAAAAGGGTAACACACAACAAGCCATAGTGTTGAAAAACCGGCTTTATGTTTTAGAGCAAAAAGAAAAACAATCGGCCTAGTTTTTTCTCTTATAATTAATGGGAGAAATTAAAAAATGGCAAATGTAAATGCAACCGCAACTGTTTGGAATTGCCCCAATTATGTTGGTGAATTGTATCTTATCGGTGCAAACCAAACCCCGTTTCTTCGCATGATTGGTGGGCTTCAGGGGGGCATGGTAAAAACCGTTTCCGATTTTGAATTTACGCTAGATCAAAGCTGGAATCTTGAAACGGCAGCTCAACCGGCGATCACCGAAACGGCTAGTTTGACTGCCCCCGATCCCTGGACTTATGTGAGGGATCGAAACGTCAATACTTGTCAAATTTTTCACCGATCCGTTAAAGTGAGTTACGCAAAACAATCGGTTGCGGGAAGTGTAACCGCCGATGCAACAACCGGACTAGTTGATATCACCGACAATCAACCCGTTCAAAATGAATTGGATTTTCAAATCGCTGCGAACATGCGACAAATCAGTGTTGACGTTGAAAAGACTTTTCTTTCGGGGACGTATCAACAAGCGACTAATTCCGGTGTTGCGGCAAAGAGTCGGGGAATAATTACGGCTTGCACGACCAATACAGTTAATGCGGCTAATGCCGCATTATCCCGCACATTAGTTAATACACTAGTCGCGGCAATGGCAGGTAATGGCGCGGAATTCATGAATCCCGTTATTTTTTGCAATGCTTTCCAAAAGCAAAAAATTAGTGAAATTTACGGTTACGCCCCAACCGATAGAAATATCGGCGGTCTGAATATCAAACAAATTGAAACTGATTTTGCTATCATGGGTGTTGTCTGGGACCCCTTCGTGCCTGCTAATACCTTGCTAATTGCGGATCTAGCAACATGTCGTCCGGTTTTTCTTCCCGTTCCAGGGAAGGGAGTTCTTTTTTATGAAGAATTATCCAAAACCGGCGCTAGTGAATCCGGCCAAATTTACGGGCAAATCGGCTTGGATTATGGACCCGAAGAATATCACGGGACCATTACTAGCCTTGCAACGTCATAATTTTTAATTTCTCTTAAAAATTAACCACTAGCTTAAAAGAAAGGGAGAAATTAAAGATGTCAACGAAAGATTATCTAGAGCAACGACTTTGGGTTCAATCAAATCAGGGGTTGCCCGTTGAATTGCGGAAATACTTTACCGCATTAGAAAGTCGGTTAAGAGCAAATAATATTTGGCCGACGACGACAACCACCACTAGTTCCACAACATCCACAACGAGTTCAACCACGTCCACAACTAGTTCAACGTCCACAACTAGTTCCACTTCAACGACTAGTTCCACAACGACAACCACAACTGCATAATTATTAGCCCCCGATTCAGGGGGCTTTAGTTCTAAGGTCTAAGGGTGCATCATAATGAAAAAATTTTTTCGCTCAAAATTGGCTACAATAGTATGGGATTCAGCAAATAATTGTATTCTCGCTGACTTTAAAATGGGTTACTTTACTACTAGTGATAAACGGAAAATCAAAATACTAAAAGAATTAGGTTATCCCGAAGTTGAAATTGAATCTGAAGCCCCCCCTGAAGGATTATCAGTTGAAGAAAAAATTGTTTTCGAAAATGATAAGCCGGTTATTAAGCTTGAAAGCAATGCGGAAAATTATAAATTAAATTCAGAGAAAATTAAAAAACCTGAATTGAAGAAAAAAGAAGCAAACCCTAGAAGAAAAATCAGGAAACCGAAAATCAAATTTTAATAGGTGAAATTATGACCTATTGCACCGATATTGATTTGTTGGAATATAGGCCGAATATATTAAGTTTAGGCGTTTCGGAATGGAGCAATCAAAGAGAAAACGCCTATTCAATGATTAATAGGACTCTTGAATCAAAGTGGTATAGACAAGCGGCAATTGAATTAAATGTTGATTATTTGGAAATATCTTTTGACCCCACACTAGTTGAGGCGGGGACCCTAACACGCCTTGAATGTTTCAAAACGCTAGAATTAATTTACATGTATTTAAAAAAGGACTCCCAACAATCAGATGGATTTGCAAGGCTAGAGCAGGAATTCAGACAACGCTATAACGAAGAATTAACAACCGTGTTGGGAGTTGGTTTAACTTATGATTGGGATCAATCGGGAGATATCACCTATGATGAAAAGTTTATTACTTCCCCTAGACGACTGCATAGGGCCTAATCATGGTTGATAATGTTAGTGTAAACATAGCAGGGATATCAGAGCTAGCCCGAATATTTTTTCGTCTAGGCATCGATTTACAACGCCACGATGAATTATTGGAAGAATTAGCCCAATTTGCTATGTTCAGAATTAAAAAAAGAACTTCCGCCGGAAAGGGAGTTGACGGGAATTTTTTTCAACCCTATAGCGATAGATATAAATTGTTTAGGCAAAAACACGGCAGGCCGATTAATAAGGTTGATTTATTTTTCACAGGGTCGATGCTTTCGTCAATGACTTCCCATATTGAAACCGGCGGAGTTCGATTATATTTTTTAAACACCGAAGATAAATTTGGTGGAAAAAATCCGATCAAAGCATATTATTTAAATCAAAATAGAAATTTTTTTGCCTTATCTAATGAAGATATTAGAGGATTAAGGCGAATTGTTGAGGAATTTATTGACAGATTAATTAGGTAATAAAATGGCTGATAATAGTTTCAGGGAACGAATTATCACGGCTAATATTGCTCTAATCGAAAACTTGACTTCAATTTCCACTATCGTCCGAACAATTCAATCTTATAGCGATCTAGAAAATTATGCGATAACTCAATTTCCCGTTGTTGCGGTAGTCGGTAGGTTGCCGATCCCCACGTATAAGCCCTCACTTAGAATTAGAGAAACAATTGATCAAGTATTATCAACGCTGAGAATTGATTACTACACCTATTTTATGGATAATGAAAATAGTGATAGTCAATTATCTAGCTTATTGGATGATATGTGGAAGCAATTGCATACTAACCCGACAAGAAACAATATTTGCCTTGATACCCAACTAGAAATGACCGAAGAAACGCAAGTCTATGCCCCCTATGGGGCTTTTAGAATAACTTCAATTCATCAATACAAGCATAATATTGAAGGGATTTAATCATGACTGAAGCACATAGCACTAGCCTATACGTTCCAAGCGGAAGGGGGATTTTGTATATCGCAAATTGGAACGCGGATACCCCCCCTGTATATCCCGATGATTATACCGAAATTGGCAATTGCCCTTCACTCGAAATTGAACCTACTAGGGAAACACGTCCCCATTATTCTTCCAGGGAAGGTGTAAGATACAAGGATTTGAACCCGACAACCACTTTGGAATATACGATCAATTTTACTTGTGATGAAATTAGCGCTAGTAATTTGAATCGATATTTCATGGGGAATTTAAACGCTTCAACAAAGGTGATTAGTGGGTTGCAAAACGTTGACCAGGAATATGGCCTAGTTTTTGTTGCCAATAATCCCATTGGACCGAATCAAGTTTATTACTTCCACAAAGTCACCATTGGACCGAATGGACCGATTCAGTTAATTGGCGATGAATATCTAACAATGACTTACATGGCCGATGGACTAGCCGATACCGACAACAACCCCACTAGTCCATACTTTACTATCAATACAGTAACCACGACGACGACAACCACGACAACCACAACGACAACCGCATAATGAAAAAACAAATCACGGTTCAAATTGAATCAAAAAGATTTACTATATCCGAATTAACGGTGAAGCAAATAATTGAATTATCTAGTTCGGCAAAAATCGGCAACACACTTGCGGTATTATCCGAAAATAAAATGGCTAATATCTTCGCAAGTTTTTCAGAGGAATTGAAAATAATTCTAGAGAAATGTTGTGATTTTGGATTGGGGGATTTGGAAGAATTAGCCCCTAGCGAAGTAAAACAATTATTTGAGGCTTTCAAAGAGGTTAACGCCGATTTTTTATTAATACTGCGGGAGGTGGGGATTCTTCCCGCACTAGTGAAAATAAAAGATCAGATGGCAGCAAACTTTTTAAAAGTGCTTGCCGATTAATCGAATCAGGGCATGTTGATGTATTAAATTATGGATTTAGTTTTTTCATCCATGCCCTAAACGAACATGAAATAATTAGAAACCGGAGAATTCAAGATAATGCAATTGCGTCTAGAATTGCAAGGTTCGCAAATGATAAGGACTGGCGTAAATTTTTGAGGAAAAAGTAAATGGCAACAAATGAAGTTGATATCAATATTCGGGTTAATGATAAGGCTTCAGCGAAGATTAAAGGCGTTAACAAAGAATTAAATAATACTGGCAAGGCTATTGCCGCTGCAATTGTATCTTTTCAAACGTTGAAAAGAGCGATAACTGGTATCGGGGATGCAATAAAGTTATTTGCTAATTTCGATGATACAATGCGAAAGGTTCAGGCAGTAACAAAAGCTAGTGATTCTCAAATGAAGATAATGACCGACACTGCGAAGAAATTAGGGGAGACAACTCGTTATAGTGCTTCCCAAGCCGCCGAAGCATTGACTTTTCTAGGCATGGCCGGTTTTACGGCTGAAGAGGCAACGGCAGCACTAAGCGATGTTTTGAACCTAGCCGCAGCCGGTGGGCTTGATTTGGGGCAAGCCGCAGATATCGCAACAAATATTTTATCGGGGTTTGGTTTAGAAGTAGAACAATTATCTAGGGTTAACGATGTTTTAGCTGAAGCCTTCACGGGAAGTAACACCACTTTAACAGAATTAGGGGAAGGGTTTAAATATGTTGGCCCCATTGCTAAAGGTGTTGGGGCTAATTTTGAAGATCTAATTGCTTCAATGGGGAAATTAGGTGATAGTGGGGTTAAGGCTAGTTTGGCGGGCACAACACTCAGGGGAGTTATTGATGCGCTGTTTAATCCCACTAGAGAAGAGGCCCTATTG